ATCATACACTTCCTTATATGGAGGGTGGACACTGGCGGCATCTTGCTTTGATGCTCCAGAGGCCCCACCCGAAGCTCAAGTTGTACCTGCGCATGTTCGCCGTCAACTTCTTCGGTGTTGATGTCGTCCAAGAGGCAATGGGGATTTACTTCGGGCCAACTGCGGTTGCGTTGCAGCAAAAACCGGACGAGATTGCCAAGCCTGGCAAGTGTCCGCGTTTGGTAGGCGCTTGCGGCCGAGCTGTTATCCAGACTCTTGGTTGGGCGTCAGAGGTCAAACACTCCTTCGCAGGGTGTATTCCCTTCTCCAGGGATTTGGCGGCGGAATTTCGTTTCCCCGTCCCTCACGCCACCCACAATGTGTGTGCTGCTATGCCGGCCACCATTAGTGGGGTTCTTCCCCCAGGCAACTTCTTCCACTGTGATTCATTCTCAGATGATGAAGTAGCCGCGCTCCAGAGCATAGCCCATCGCACCGCGATGGTCTGTGCAGACGCGAGTAGTGCCGACAGCTCTGTCGGGCCAGCCATAACATTAGGCATCCTTCCAGCAACGTATGCTGCGATTGGTGCTGAGGTTGACCCACGTGCCCTTGTCTCCAATTTTGTTGGACCATGGGAAGCTGTCCACCCTAACGACCGCAAGTCTAGTGTCACGTACATGCCAACCGTTGCATGTATGCCCTCTGGGGACGCTAACACTACACACCTCCAAAACATCTTCACCACAATGCGTGTGGCGTCTTTTTGGGCCATCTATTGCTATACGCGCGAGTGTCATAACGACGACGCACGCGCAGCGATCGAGTTCCCCGAGAATGAAGTCGAAGTGTTTGATGAGGAGGCATCGATCCACCACACCGTTGCGGTGGCCGCCAAAGCTGTTGGCGGCACCAGCACCGTTGAGGTTAGTACGACCCCCCAATCCGCTACGTTTTTAAAACGTTTTCTCGTGATGAGCGATTCTGGAAAAGAATGCTATGTCACTTGCCTTGGCACAATATTCAGAGGCTGGCTCACCCATACGGGAGAGTTTGAAGCAAAGATGTTTAGTGTCACAGAGGCGGAGTTCAGGTCATGGAATCATGCCAAAAAAATGGGATCGCTATGCTAGAGGCATAGTCGCCGGGTTAAAGAATGAGCCGCATTCGTTGATCCTGGACGCGCTACGTGCGCGTTATCCCGCCACCAGTGAGCTCGTATACTCAAATCGGGACCTTGCCTACAAGCAGGAGTGTATCGCCAACATGCGCGACAACTCCGCTGATTGGGTGGGTCAGCCCGAGTTTGAGGCTCGCTATGGCGGCAGCTCGGAAGAGTGGGAGAGCCTTGCCAAGGCAATCTCGCAGGAGATACTGGGTGTACCATACATCCGTCTCCCCATAATCAACCGCCTTCTCGCGGTTGATTACGGGTTCGCTTTATAGCGAGCCCAAGCTGCCCATGTATATAGCAGCAGCGCATTGTGCGTTGCTGTAGTGAATGTTATTTCCACCCCCGCATCCCAACC